TTTATAAGTCCTTTATTACCACTGGCTTTAATCATTACCTTATTTATGATTATTGATACTTTTGTTGGAAGATGGTACGCAAGACAAAATAATGAATTAATAACATCAAGAAAAACAAGAATTGGATTTTGTAGAAAATCATTAATCTATTTCTTGGTTTTAATCTGTGTATATTTAATTGATAAATTTATCGTAAATGAAATAACAAAAAATTACATTTGGTTTGATTGGGCTTTCACCAAGTTTTTTGCCTCAATTTTAATTTGGATTGAATACACAAGTATTGATGAAAAAATTAAATGGATAAAAGGAAAAGGACTAACAGATAGGATTGTGGACTTTGGAAAATCACTTAAAAAGATAATAGGTTTTACAAAAGAAATTAACCCAAAAAATTAATGTATTAAACAAAAAATAAACAAATATAATTAAAATAAAATTATGAGCACAAAAACAAACATTTTATCCAAAATCAAAGAATTATTCGCAGATCAAAAAATGATGGAAGATTATACGGCAGCAACAAATGAAATTATTCGTTGTTTAGGTGGTAGTTTGGCAGTAGGAGAAAGAGTCGCACAAGTAATTGGCGGTGTAGAAACTGATCTTCCTGACGGAAATTACCTATTAAATAATGGAAAGACAATTTCAACTATCGGTAATGTCATCAAAGAAGTCAACGAATATAGAGCCGAAGAAAATTTGGGTAAAACACAAATGGGATCTGATACCGCAAGTTCAGCCCAAGAAGATGTAACCATAGCTGAGGAAAATATGGCAGATTACAAAAATGAAATTATGACAAAACTAATTGACGGAACAGAAGTTAAAATCTTATCTAAAGGTGATGCTTTATCTGTTGGTGATGAGGTTTTGGTTAAGGACGCTGAAGGTAATTTTGGTAAAGCACCAGAAGGAGATCACGAACTTGAGGGTGGATTAACTATTAATGTTGATGCAGAAGGTTTTATTAACGAATTATCAACGGCAGCTGAAGAAGCATCAGACAAAAATAGTTCTGAAGAAATGAAAAGTATGTTTGAAGCAGTATCTCAATTAACTTTACTAGTGGGTGAATTGAAAGAAAGTATTTCAAATGTAACTAAAGAAAACACTGAGTTGAAAGAAAAATTCAACAAATTTTCTGCTGAACCATCAACAGAATCAGTAACAAAAAAACAAGAAATTCTATCAAAAACATCTGATAAGATGGATAGAGCAAAATTCTTCGGAGGAAGATAATTAAAATAAAAATAAACTAAAAAAACTATTTAAAAATGAGTTTAAATGTAGCAGGATTATCAGCATATGTAGATCAAGAACGTATGGCTTTAATCAAAAAAATGATCTTAGGTGGTCGTTCTACTCAATTCTTAACAATCCAACCTGATGTTAAATCAGCGGCATCAATCAACTTGTTGTCTTCTGACTTAGTTGCACAAGCAGGTGGATGTGGATTTACAGATGAAGGTGAGACTATCTTAACACAAAACACACTAAACGTTTGTCCTTTGAAGGTAAACGAATCCATATGTTTGGATACACTTGAGCAATACTATACTCAAGCAATGATGAATCCAGGTTCATATAACACAACTATTCCTTTTGAGCAAATCTACGCTGAGGAGAAAGTATCTCAAATCAGTTCATTAATTGACACATTGATTTGGCAAGGTAATACATCTGTAACTGGTAACACAGGATTATGTAATGGATTTATCAAATTAGCAAACACAACTTATTCAGGTTCTGTTGTAACAGGAAATGTTGGAGCACTTACTGCTATTACTGCAGGTAATATTGTTGCCGCAGTTGATAACGCTATTGAAGAAATTCCTGCTAACATCGTAGCAATGGATGACTTGTACTTATATTGTGGTTATGACTTCGCAAGAACTTACTTCACGGCATTAAGAAATCAAAACTTATACAACTACCCTTCAGTAGAAACAGGAGCAAATGATTTTATGATCACTATCCCTTCTTCTAATGTTAAATTGGTAGCAGTTAAAGGATTGAACGGAACTAACAAGTTCTTCATCTCAACTAAATCTAACTTATTCTTCGGATGTGATTTATTGAATGACTATGAGAACTTTGAATTGTGGTATTCTCAAGATTTCCAAGAAGTACGTATGGCTTCTAAATGGAAATCAGGTGTGAATGCAGCGTTCTGGGAATATGTTGTATACTTCAAATTAGTGTAATTAACCCAACTAATCAAGGGGGTGAAATTCCCCCTTATAAAATAAACTAAAAAAAATAAAAAAATATGTCTTTTACTTGTAACTTAACAGATGGATACGTTTTAGGATGTTCTTCTATCGGTGGTGTTGAAAAGGTATGGATTGGTGAATGGGTTGATGATGTTGTTATACAACAAGATTCTTGTGGTATTATCACAGGTATTACAACAACTGGTTTAACAGTATACTCTTTTGAACAGGATATTGAACACGCAGGATTGGCTCAAACAGGAAACTACTCTCGTGAGAACGGAACAGTATTCTACGAATCAATCTTATCTATTAAATTAATAACACTTGATTGTAACGTTCGTAATAGAATGGTAGAATTAGGTAGAGCACCTTTATTTGCGGTTGTTAAATCAAACGCAGGTGATTACTACTACTTAGGTCTTGAATCAAGTGGTAGAGCTTCTGCTGGTGATGCATCTTTAGGAACTGCTTTAGGTGATATGAATGGTCTTAATCAATCTATCTCTTGGAAATCTGCCAATGGTGCTTACTTAATCAATGGATCTTTAGTAGGAACTACAATCACTGTAGCGTAATCTTAATCTTCAAGGTCTTATGACCTTCTCTAGAACCCCCTTATCTAATTGGTTTGGGGGTTTTTTTTACATATCATTTTCATAAATGGTTATAATAATATCCCCAAATACCTCATCAAGTTCTTCTTGGAAAGAATAGATCTGTGATTGGACATAATCAATTGGAATTTCAGGTTCATTTTCTAACATCCAATGAGAGTGAGTAAATAGGGATACCACGTATCCTCTGTCATTTAATTCTTTAACTAAGTCGTTTGTCGTCATATTTCAATTATTTATACAAAAATACGTAGATTATTTGAATCTGCCAAACAAAAATCATCAAATAATATTTAATTAAAAAAAGATGATTAAAATTCCAAATTATCAAACATCATTAACTCCGTTTACTCTATTGGAGAAGACAACGTTTCCTTTATCGGCAACGACATATATATTAGAGTTAGATGGTAAGCAACTTAATGATCAAACATTATTGTTTTTGACGGGAGATACTTCAGCTAATATAAATAGATGGAATTGGTTTCCGATTGATTTAACACCATATAATCTTATTCAAGGTCAATATAGTTATAAGGTTTGGCAAACAACGGGAAACACTCTTACAATCACAGGATTAACGACTAATGATGTTGTTGAAACAGGAGCAGCTTGGATATATGGAACAACACCAGCACCTGCTCCTATTTATGTTTCACCTAATCAAACTAAATATGTATTTGAATAAAAAATTATGAAAGAAGAAATAAAAGAAGAAAAAGGAATACCTGTTAAAATATTCACTTTTAATGAGGCGTATATCCCACCTGTATACAGATTTGAGAAGAAAGGTGAGTATCATTTTTTAAGTTGGGGTAATTCAAATCAATATCCTGTTTATATCCTTGAACTTTATAATAATTATGGTTCTAGTTTGAATCGTGCAATTGTTAATAAGAAATCAAAGTTAAGTGCTGGTTTTGGACTTAAACCTATTGTTGATCAAAGATTACAATTGTGGTGTGATAAAAACAAAATACCTCATTTATTCAAATATTTGGCAAAAGATTTTGAATTGTATAATGGGTTCTGTATGGAGGTTAGATGGTCTCGTGATGGATCAACCTTTGAATTAGGATATGTTCCATTACATACAATTAGAATAGGTTTAAAAGAAGAAGAAGATGAGGCAGATTATTTTTGGTATAGTACTGATTGGGCAAATATCAAAAAAGATGAACATAAACCTGAGTATATTAAAAAATATGATCCTACTGATAGAACAGGTCGTCAATTGTTATATTATATTGAACCAAATCCCGCACATACCAACTTATATCCGATCCCTAATTATTCCACGGCAATAAATTGGATTGATTTAGATTACCAAATCAGTAAGTTCCACGTGAATCAAGTTCGTCAAGGATTTTCTCCTTCATTTATTTTGAACTTTGCTACAGGAATACCAACACAAGATGAACAAAATATGTTCTTCCGTGAGTTTCAACGTAACTATAAAGGTGCAGATGGAGCGGGTAAGATATTAATTACCTATTCTGATGGGGGTGAGTCAAAACCTGAGTTAATTCCAATACAATTAAATAACTCTGATGAAAGATTCTTAATGTTACAGAGTCAAGTTGTGGAACAAATCACAATGGCTCATGAGTTTCCAATCAGTTTGATTTCAACAGAACCTGGTAAATTGGGGTCATCTGCTGAACGTAAGGAAATGATGGCGGAACTACAGGTATATTATACAACTCAACGTCAAGAACAATTGGAATACGCATTAAATAATGTATTAAAAGATATTGGATATGTTGAACCTTTAAGATTAAAACAATATTCTGATGTTGATGAAACAGGATTATTAACACTAAACTAAATTAAATAAAATAAAATGAGTTACACTCCAATAGTATATTTCATATCAACCACATATCTTCGTGAAAATACTCCAATAGAGGACAACGTAGACGACGATAAAATCCTACCATATATTGTACAGGCTCAACAAACGATCCTTCAAGAAGGAATAGGGGAGACAGGTATGAATGCATTGAATACTGCAGTTCAAAATAATACTTTGACATCTGATGAACAAGCGTTTATGAGAAATTACGTTCAACCATTGATTGCTCAATACGCTTTCTATCTTATGTTTCCATTCTTAAATTGGAAATCTACAAATAAAGCGATATCAAAAGAATCAAGTGAGTTTTCAACACCAGCAGATTTGGATGAAATTAAGTATTTAAGATCATCAATATTAGATATGTCACAATTCTATAAGAGAAGAATGGTAAAATATTTATTAGATCACCCTGGAATGTTTATTTGGTATAGTAATCCTGATGCTTTAGATAACTTACCTAAGACCGCTCAAGCATATTTTACAGGTGTGTATATACCTCGTGGTGGTGTTAGAGGAAATATAATGAATTGGTACGAACCTTATGGTAGTACATTCCCTTGTGGATTCGGTCCTTGTTGGGATGGTAATTGTTAAACTTTAATTTAAGATATAATATGTGTGATATAACAAAAGAATGGAACATAGATGAACTATTGAACCATCCAAATCTTTCTGATGACTATAAATACCAATTCTTTAAGGATATGGTTGAACAGGAAGAATTTTGTGATTGGTTTGAAACATTAAACAATTTGGGTATTCCAATTGCGGGGTTGGGTATTACAGTAGCTGATTTAGATATCTTAGATTACATCTGGGACCTTAACGATGATGATAAGGGTATTCCTTCATCTACGACTCAGTTCTCTCAGGAGAACTTCTCTGTGATCAATTTATATAGATATATTTCAATGGAGTATGGACCGAGTAGTATCGGACCTAACACAAGAAGATTTTGTAAGATGTTGGTTAGTAGAACAAATGCATCTTTAATGAGACAACAAGATATAACAAGATTAAATTCATCTAACCCTGGATTAGGTAAAGGTGGTTCAGATTCTTATTCAGTATTTGATTGGCGAGGTGGTGCAAATTGCAAACATATGTGGGTTAAGTACAAGTATGATACAGAGTCAAAGAATTTGGTTAAGGCTCCATCTGCAGATCAACCAAGAAATATTCAAGTGGATGGAAAAGTCCCATACGCAAATGGAACAAATACTCCACCACCAAGAAAGTAATTTAAACCCCATTTAGTTGGGGTTTATCATTTTAATAATGTAATAATCACCCAAATTTAAATTAAATTGTAATGCGTGATCTATTTGGCGAATAGTATATTTGTAATCTAATTTCATTTCAATGTCGCTTCGTGAAAAACAAGGTATGTGTGTAATTGCAATTTTTTTATTTTTAATTACATA